AATCCGGTTTTAGCTTTTTTTGCACCCTCTTTCATCCCCTCAAAATCTAAATCTAAAGCTGATTTGATTACAGAGCCAACCGCTTTAAATGTGTCAATCAACCCCTCTATTCTATTTACTATATTAGTCTTGATTGCATCCCACAAACCTATTACCGCCTCTTTAGGGTTAGAGAACGCACCAAATATTTTTTCACCTAAATCAACAGCCACAGATGCGACCTCATTAAATACAATGCTGATAGAATCGAAGACAATACTTAGGGTGTCAACGACTCTTTGGTTTTTCATCATTATTTCTTTAAGGAAATTAAATGCTTCTATTAGCAAACCAATACCGGCACTTTTCATAGCAAGTGCCATACCCTTGAAACCTTTTGTAATACCTTTAATACCGGTTTCAGCCACCTTACTTGATTGCTTTATTGCTTTGAGGTTTTCATTTATATCTTTAGTCCCCTCATTTATTTCACTGATTTCTTCTAACGCTTTATCCATCTTAGCGTTAATCTCCATCTCAAATATTAATTTGTCTGCCATAGCTTTCCTCTATTTATCCATTCACATTTTTTAGACTCATATCTTCGTTTTAAGCGACTATAATAATCTTCTATCTTGTTAGGGGTGTATAAGTGTTTATACTCCGGTAAAACCTCAATTAAAATCGGTATAACGGAAACACAATCTTCTAAATGATTGCTTAATGTATCTAATTTAAAAATTACATCCACGTTTACACCTTTGGCTTTTTTATTCGTTATACGATATTCCATTTTTGTTTTAAGTATAAAATTACACGATTTACTTCATCATCTGTTAAGGCTCTTGAATAACAGAATACTTCATATATCTCTCCTTTAAATTCATTCGTATCGGAACCACCACTTGTTGATGCCGCCCCAATTACAAATCTTGAAACTGCTGAATTTAAATCTGCTAATGCGTTGGTGTCAGTACCTCCATTTCCATTTGTTATTTTGGTTGCAGTTCCATCCCTCCGACCTACTGCAATACTAACCCTTGTAATAGTCGCACTTGCTATACTACAAGAGTTTTGATTTGTTACAGAACTTTGACTTGAAAAGCAAACCGAATCTAATCCATCACCACCATTTCCACTTGCGTTAACCCTTAATCCCACCCTACAATCATTTGTGGGTTGTGAATGCCCTACAATTACTTGCCCATTAGTTTCAGATGCAGTTGCAACAGATTTAAAACAAGCAACAAAAGTATTATTTTGTATTGCTAAAGCTAATAAATCTGTATCAGTACTATAAAGGTTTGCTGATGAACCATCGAAAAATAAACTTGGTCTATGCCATAAATCAGTTTTATAAATGGGTTTAAATACGCTTGATGGTTGTAGAACACTATTTGTTTCACCACTAATATCTGCCCATCCGGAAACTGCTGTACCACTTCGTGTTACGCTTTGTTCATTTGCAGCATCTAACCACAATATGCAATTAGATAATGATGTAGGATTGTTCACCGGTATATTCGGCGTTGATGGTATTGGTGTTGTTTTATAATTAACTTTCAACGTCCAATTCATATCATTCGCATATCTCGCGTGTTTTACCGCAAAAGCTATTCCACCCCCACCTTTATTACCTATTGAATAGGGGTTCTTTATCACCGGAATAGCATCAATTTCAAAAGCAGGTAAACCGGCTGATATAACACTACTTACCACGCTACTTGATAATACAATAGGTTGTGATGATATTGAAAGAATAAACTCAGACTTTATAATTGCTTTATCTACAAAAACGTCCCGTGTTGATGATGATGAAAAACCAATCAATTCTGTTTCAACTACCACCGATGTTTTGTATGGAAACCTTATAGCATTTTTATTAGCTAATGAGTTGTTTTTTCCATCTACCAAATCAGCAATTCCGTATTGCCCAACTCTATGGTCTTTTGTATTTGCCGGTGTTGTAAATTCTATAATGAACTCACCTTGTTGATTACTTCCTTGAGATACACTTGCTTTTTGTTGCGACATAACCCTATCACCGGTTATCATTACTTTTGCATAATCGCCTTGACAAATCACATCTCTTAACGTGGTTTCAAAAGTAATATTTTCACCATACCTTTCTTCATTTGTTTCAAAGGTTTCAAGGTTGTTTTCATTACCTATAACCAACGACCTTTGAACACCACTTCTCACCCTATTTTTATCACCCTCAATTTTGATTTGCCTTCCACCGGTATCACCTACACTTCCACCCTCACCAAGTATTAAATTTCTATTTCCTTTGATTTCAATATCTTTTAGCTTTCCATCTATCTTATTGCCATTTCCTTTTATCTTAATTTTATCATCCTTAATAATATGGTCTTGGTGAATAAGGTGGTCGTGATGGAATTGGTGAATAATATCAATAATTACATCATCTTGGTCATCAAAATCATCGTGAGGGTTACCGGTAACATTTCCATCATCATCAATATCATCTTGTGTAATCACATCAGTATCTTCATCCGGCGGGTCTGTCGGGTCGCCATTCGGTAATGAGTTGTAACATTTACCACTACCTCCGGGTGGGTACCAATACAAATCAAAACCGGTACAGCAATCTTGACCAATAGTTGCCGGTGCGCCGGTTGTTAAGGTAACAAAACTTGCTTCACCGGTGTTTGAGTCAAAGCCGGTTAAATCAAAATCACACTCAATCACTTCCCCCTCCGGGTCTTCATCAACTATAACACTATCACCGATAACAACAATCGGTACGCTAATTGAATCAAACGTGGCTAACAACTCAACTTTACATAATCCGGTGCTTGACACCGGGTAGCCTTTTATTGAATTGACTTTATAGTTTTGAGAATTTACTGTGATAATATTTTTAAAACTGAAATCAGATATATCTTTTGGTGTCAACCTCATATGGCAACTCAACATCCGGCTATTTACGTTGAAATTATCTAATAAATAGTTTCTCCAATATTTAACTGCTAACCCTTTAAAAGCTAAAGCATCCCAATCTTGAGGTGCTATTGTTACACCCGGATGCCAATTAATTGAATACACATTTTGTGCCGCTGTTTCATCAAAACCTTTTTCAGAATATTCACTGAAAAATGGCACAACATTTTTTCCGTTGACATCGCCTTGAAACATAAAATATCTATTGTTTGGCAACGTATGTGTTCCGTGGTAAAATGATAAACACATTCCACCGGCATTTTTAAATGTGTTTTCAACTACGCTAAATCTTGGGCAAGAGTAAAAACCTAAATTATCACTCATTCCATTTAGTGGGTAATTGATAGTTGGACTGAATATAGTTTGAAATATTGTATCATTTTCGGCAAATTGATTTTGAACACCCGGTTGTATGTAGCTACCGTAATTAAATGCGTTGGCTGTTGACGTACTGCTATTCATTATTGTATCACTTACATAATTGCCATCAGTGGTGTCGCCGAACACAACTTTTTTACCACAATATTTTGTAGGGGGTATTATTTGAACATCCTTATTAAAATCTATTTTATCAGACCAATCAACTGTATCACCTGAATCGACATAATCATTATACGTTTCAATTAATAGGTTTCTTGCATCATTTGGGTTTGGTGAAATTACTAAATTGAATTTGGTCATAATAGCCCTCACCCAATCCTCAACTTTCAAATCACCAAAGAAATTTGGAATCACAACTTGGTTTCCTAAAATAGCAGTGAAATTGTTTGATGTATCAACAGTGATTTTGAAATCAGCTATTGTAATAGTTTGTGCATCTCTTTCGTCACTATTCCACCAACCAAATATTACCTCATCACCTATGTTACAAAACATTGATGCCGTGAAATTTGCCGCACCGGAAGTATGTTGAACTCCGGGCTGAGTCCAACCATAATTTGCCGAAAATGGATATGTGCTAAAATTAGGGTTTCGCCAAGCTTTAAAACCATCAGCACCATTACTCGATGGCGATGGGATTGTTAAATTCGCAGCTAACGTAAAGATAAAATCACCACTGCGTTGAGCAGTAAATTTTGAATAGGTAGTTGTTCCCGATGTAACTTGACTCCACGCACCACTTACATCTGTTACTTCGGTTGGTGCTTGTAATAGTTGATTATATTGCCCACTGTAATAAGTAATTTGTTGATTCGTAGAGTTTGTCGCAATAACCTTATAAAATTGAGGCGGAATATCAACAGAATTTGGTGCTTCTCTTGACCAATTTAAATCACAATAAATTTTATTAAAAAAAGCCGAATCAAGAAACGTAGAAGTGTAAGTGTAATTACTATATTCTAATATCTTTTGGAATATATGTTTTACCTTAACTTGTGGCCTTAATTTTGTGGGGTTTATAGTTTCACCGGGAAACTGATTGTTGAACGCCCAAGGGGGAGTCCATTGTTTAAAATAATTATCATACCCGGTAGCCGCATCATTTGACGCAAACCCTTGCCCATAATCCCAAAGCGACCAAATTAGGTTTCCACTGTCAATACTATTTGTGTACCAAGAATTGTAAATATTTGAAGTTGTAAAATCGTGTTGTAATTCAATGAAATTTAATTGGCTCATATTTAAGCCTTTTAAACTATCCAAGAAATTTACTTCCGAACTAAACAAAATACACTCGTATTCATATTGGTTTCCGGCTCTTAAAAACACATTTGTAAGTTGAATGAAACCCCTAAAGACTTCAATAGTGTCTTGTAACAAATACGCCTCACGCCTTGCAAAAGGGTTATATGAACCACTACCACCCAAATAAGAACCGACCATAAAATAATGTCCGAAATATTTTTCATTTGCCACCGATGACGGCAACCTAAAATTGTAAGTAAAAGAACCTTTCGCTTTTAAATCTTTAATGTCCTTAAAATTAAAATCAGCAGTAACCGGTGAACCCTTTAAAATATCTAATGGATATTCGTTTGCGTCTTTATCTAAAGCAATTAATTGTACAGCCATCTTAGAAAATTATATCGTTGTATTTAGGTACCGAGTATTCAAATGTTAACGCGTATTCTGTTTGCTCGTGTTTATGCGAAACATCAACCGCCTCTATACTTTTGTTTGTTAAAATAACCGCTAAAGCAGTTCCGTCAGTATTGATGTAGTTAATCTTAGGGGCTAAAAACATTTCTTTTATTTTGGAAATTTGAACGCTACTAAGATAACCGGTGTTCACGGTGAATGAAGCATTACTATCAGAAGCCTTTATAATTCTACTTTCGTGAGCTACACCCGGAATATATGATGATTCTTGATATGCCGTCGGTGTAATGGTTGCATAAGATTTTGAATAATCAAATACTGATGTTTTTATTTCGGTGGTTTTTTTGCTTATTTTATCAACCCTTTTTTTATTAAAGGTAATGTATTCCCAAACCCCAAACGAATTGATGTAGGCAAATCTTTGGGCGTCATATTTATCGCACCTATCTACGATATTAAATCTATACACTTTTGATACTTGGGCGTTACTACTTGCCCTTACTAATATCGTGTAATAAGCCAAAGTTGGGAAATCAGATGGGGTGTTTAAACTCGCATCCAACTTGTTAAGGTTGGCCGGGAAGCATCCAAGTGTTAAAACCATTGAATCATCTGTAACACCACTCGCATCGTATTTACCCCCGTGGTCAGCGTCTTGTCCTAATAGTGTTTGACCTAATGATGTACCATCTGCTGAATGATATGTTATTGCAAAATCAAAAGGTTCAGCGGTTGCGTTCACGTCAGCGGTTCTATTCAATAATGATATTGTACCAAAATCTGACAAAGCCACGTCAAACTCTTTTGTAGTCGCGTTATGGTCTTTCGCATATAATGGTGATATAAATTCTTTTGTATTTCCGGTAAGTTTATATTTATCAAAAGTTTCTGCAAGTAATCCGGTGCTTGTTTGATAACCCCCAATTACATAATAATAATCTGTTTCCGGTGAGCCTTGTCTTGATGGAACTGCCGATGCGGTTGCCGCATAAAAGTCCCACAATTTTACTTGTATTCTTTTTACTGATTCACCACCGGTTGATAGATAAGCATCCCTATCAGTACTGTCGTGTATTATGTGAGGCATTGAGTGAATGTTCTGCTGAAATGTGTTACTTGTTAAAGTTACATCAGCGTCGGGTACTGTTTTTACTTGCTGAACCGAAATAGGCTCAACAACACTTTGTAAAATCTTTCCAACATTTATTAAACCATACCCGTTTGCGTTTGGCCTAAATGTATAGGCATAAGTTTTACTATCGTATATCAACTCTAAATAAAATCTGTATTTAAAGTTTGATGCGATAGCATTTGATGTACACGTGATAACTCTTTTGCTTCCGCTTTTAACAAAAGAACCCGCGTTGAAATTTGGGTTTTGTATTGCCATCTTATTTAATTTCTATTGCTGTTCTTATATCTTTTAATATACCATCTTTTAAAGCTATTGCAAATCTTCTTTTTGTTTCGTCAATAGCATCAGCCATAAAACTTCTTGCACCCAAACCTTTCTCCGCTATGCTTTTACCAATCATATACGATGCACTTCTTATGTTTGAATCTGTCATTGGAATAAATTTCCCATCCTTGTCCCTTAGTTTTATTTTCTTTGTTCTTATCCACCCCTCAACAACTCCACCCGGTAAATTCTTACTTTTGTATTTGGCTTTAGTCATCCCGGTGGGATATTTCTTTACAGATGGTTTTGTGCTTAACCTACCTTGAACCCCTTTTTCCATAAAATAGCCATAATCTGTACTTGACTCAAATTTTATGTTAACAGTATTCTTCCCTTTTATAAGCTTATGATACAAGCTGTTTCTTAGTTTTCCGGTGTTATCTGTTTGAACCCACTTTCCGTCAACTTTCTTTTTTATCTTTAGGTTTCTTTTGGCACGTTTTATTACTTCCTTACCATATAAATCAAGTGCTTTCGCTGTGTTATTTAAGTTGAAATTAGACATTATCTATATTTTAACCAATCAACCACATTAATAAATTCATCAATATGGTCTGCCATTCCTTGAATTTTATGTGCAACAACTTCTTGTAAATCGTATAGGCAAGTATCTGTATTTCCATCTCCACCATTACCTATGAGAAATATTTTTAATTCCGCAGTTGCTATTGTTTGAGTAAGTAAAACTCTACCATCTAAAATTAATTTAACTACACTACTAACATCATCACCACCCACTTGTAAGCCAAAGGTTAAAGATTCCTCTCTTATATATTCACCACTACCATCGGTAATATCTTCACCAATTGATATAGATGATTCATCCGCATTTGATAAACATATTCTATTTCTTATTGCAGTTGTGCTACTTGTTGGGCTTCCGATAAATACTTTTATTCCCTCTGTTGTATCTAAATTAAAAATTGAAAATAAAGCAGTATTTTTTGCATCTTGTGATTTGATGTTTTTAACCTTTACTGCAAAATGATAATACCTTTCTGTTGTTGTGTTTATTGACGCAAGTAAATAATATTGCCCACCTACTCCACTAAATCTAAACGCTTGATTTTCTTCATTGTATTGTATGCCGGTTGTTTGGGCTGAATGGTTTGATGTTAGGTTTAAAGCCGATAACCAATTACTATGCTTTATATCACCAATCGTATGTATCTTAGTGCCTACATAGGTTAGGTTACTTTGAACCCAATCGTTTGCACTCCACCAATAAAAACTATCAAATATATCAGTTTCAAATGGTTTAATCCATTTACGCCCTTCCCATTGTTCTATTAGGTTGGTGGATAATGGATATGGAATAGTACATCTTGTGGCCTCGTTAACACCGGTTACTGACATTGATGTACTCCACCCGTACACGCTGTTTTTAAAATCTTCTTGTATTGGTGTACAAGATAATTCTTCGCTACCGCTTAATAAAATAAGTTTCGGGACTACTAACCGGCCATCAAAAAATTCTGCCCGTAAATCTTGTAGAATCATAAGTGTTTCTGACAAGGCTGTAATCCTTTGTTTATCATCTTGGTTATTCGCACCGGTTAATACATACACATCCATATTGTAAATGATTGTTTGGTGTTGTATATCTGTTCCGGTAATATCCAAATGAAGTAGCGGGTATTGGTTTATTTTATCTAAATCAATTTTATCCGCCGTACCCTCTGAAAAAGAATTTATTTGCAAGTGTTTATCTGCAAATTCTTTGAAGTAACTAATAATTCCGTTGTATGTAATCATTTCTTTTTTCTATTTTCTCTCGCCACCTCTTTCATCATTTGTAGCTTAATAAAACACAAACGAAAAGGTAATTCAGTAACTTGTTGAAACCTTAAAATATCTTCACTCGCTAAAGAATCTATAATTGAGAACCACCCGTACTGACCTCTTGCAGATGGCTCGTTAGATTCTTGTCTAAAAAGTGCTTGGAACTCGTCAAACACTTGCTTCCTAAACGATAAAAAAAAACCATCACGCCATTCACAACATCAATACTTACATCTTTAAATATCCTTGATTGCTGTATGTGTTTTGCGTTATATGGTTCAATATCATATTTGTTTCCTTTTTCTTCTGTTATTGGCCTATACAAAATTGCAAAAACATTGTGCATATTTTCTATCCCATCTTTGGTTTGTTCTTCTAAATCTACGAACTCACCTAAAGACATTTCATCAATGTTTGGGTGGAAACCATACTTGACACCTTTTATTTCTATCTTTTCGTATATTTCTTTATTGACCGGTACAGATATAATTTTAGATAATTTTTTATAAATTGTTTTTATATCGTTCAGTTTCAACCTACTAACTATATCAACCGGTACATTGCATAGAGTACTTATTGTGTTCAAAACTATTTCGTCTTCATCTTCTAACCCTGACACATTTTTATGATAATTTTGGTAAGTGGCCAAAGTTACATCAGACCAAGTTTCCGGTACAATTATTTCTATTTCTTTTTTCATTCTATAAATACAAAGGTTAATTTTTCACAAAGTTATTAAATTACTGCGTACTCACCATACGAACCATATACTTCAAACCACATCCGCATCATTAAGGCGTCAGCGAAATCGGGGGAACGCCCTAACTTAGTCTTCTGTATATCTTTCCCCTCAATAGCAAGTTTCTGTTGGTCTTTATCTATTTTGTCCCTTTTAATTATTTCTAATTCTTCTATTATGTTTTGTCTGTATTGTGTTTCTTCTATATATATTTTATTGGTGTTAACAAGCTCGGCAAGTTTGTAAAAACATTGTGTCTTTAAGTTTTGGTAGTTTTCCCCTTTTAAAGCTTTACTACCATTGGCAAAACCTTTACAACCACTTATACCATCAACAACACCACCCCCGACTCCATCTTGGTCAACTATTATTTTACTATTTGGTATAGAGTTTTGTTTAGATAATAATTTTATTTCATTCACTATTTCTGTGATTGTGTTTTTTGCGAATGTTATTATTTTCTCAACCCTTAACCCACTCCACAATACAATGACTGTTTTATCAGCACCCAAACGTGCCACATCGCAAGTAATAAACCTTGCCCCCGGTTGAACGAAATCGTTAGTGAAAAGGTTCATAACACTATCGTAATCAAATAATAAAGCGTTATCATCAATGTATTCCCAATTTCCAAACAACAACCTTTCTTTACTTATTTTGTCAAGCTTTTCTAATTGTTTTACATAATGTTTAGAAATAGCCTTATTATCTGTTACAAGCGATTTAACGAACTTTTTATGTTTCGGTAGGGTGTTTTGTAGTGATGGCTTGTAAAACTCTGTGTAAAGCCAATTTTTAGATGGATTACACGTCAATAGGGTTTTTGGTATAAGGTTGTAATCATCTAACTTGTATCTGATACGTGAATTTAAAATGTTTATTGCCTTTTGTGTTACTTCGGCGCACTCGTCAACAAAACAATCTGTAATTTCCAAACCACCTAAAGAAGTAAACAGCGGGTCTGATGGATAATAAAATAAATCTTTTAATAATATTTCAGACTCATTGTAAAACTTAATTGTACTATCACCGGCATTGAAAACAAAATCAACACCCGGAGTCAATCCGCAATAATTAATTGCCACTTCAAAGAAAGTATTTAGAGTTGTTTGTTTTAAGTTTTTTAATTTAGCCCTACCAATTACAGAACGTGTTCCCGGGTAGCGTAATCTTCTGCTTATTTGCCACAGACAACCGGTAAAAGTTTTAGAACCACCGGCTCCACCACCAAACAAAATTTCTGTCGTAGTGTTGTCTTCCAAATACTTAAAGCATTCTATCTGTTTTTTAAAAAGCTTAATCTTCGGGTTCTTCATCAAACGGCATTATATCAATTTTAATTCTATCATCCGAACTCACATTTATATCTGACCTTTCTATGTAGCCCCTTTTCTTCCCTTTTGTTTTAAGATAAAATATTGTTGCCGATGTGTTTCCATCTCCTATTTGTTCGTGGAGTTTTGACTCTGCGAAATCTAAAGCAATATTTTGTATATCGTTAACTGCTTCCGAAAATTCTTTGTCGTCTTTTAACCATTGATAATATTGGGTTCTTCCTATGCCAACTTTTTTACAAGCTGTCGTTACTATTCCTAAAGATTTTTCAAGTGCTTCAAGAATAGCTTTTTTATGCTGTTCGGTTTTGTTCATTTTATATTCCTTTAAAAGCTTTTAATCCATAGAAGATAAGGCTGTTTCTGTAACCGCCATCTTTCAATGGAACAATAGGTGTTACGCCGTGTACATTTCGCCAAGCCGGATATACAAGCATAGAATTATCAGCTTGTTCAAATGTGGCGTTATACTCCGGGACATTTAAACACCCGCCATCAGCATTACTTCTTTTTGTTAAAATAACATTTACAGAACCTTTTATGTTACCGGTGTCTTTATGGTATGGTGCTGATATATTATAGTTTGAAATACTACTCGTGAATAGGTTTCCAAACCGCCATTGCTTTTTCACATCATTGTATAATTCTGTTTGATTTGTATGTAAATGTGGTGTGAGTTGTTTTATTATTTTTTCTGACTCAACACAAGCCCCCCACATCGCTTTGATAAATGTTTTAGACCTTTTATCCCTATGTACTTGTGATATGTTTGGGTATGGCCTTTTAAATTGTGGTTTCGGCGGTATGCTTCCTAAAATAACAGACATTTGACTTGTTCCTAATGCTCTCGCTTGTGCGCGTGTCATACCCGGGTTGGCTTGTTGATGTTTTAAGACATCACTTCGGTCTAATGGTGTTTTATGTACGTTATCACTATTGAACTCTTTATTCGCTATTAGAAGTAACGCCTTTAGTTTTTTACTATATTTTTCTACATCCTTTATATAAAAGCCAATAATTTCACCATCAGATTCTAATAAGCAGTCTTCTGTTACGTTTGGTTTAAAGTATGGGCACTCTTTTCCAATTTTAACATTATTTTCAACCGGCGTGAGTTTTATGGTTTTCATACTATTTTGGTTTTAATAAGGTTTAAACAATCACCGGAATTTTTAACCACCTCATTCGGGGTGATGTTTTTAACTCTTGTCCGTATTGTTTTTAATTGCCTTTCTGTTTGGTTGCTTCCTCTTTTTATTCTACCGGCCTCACCATCGCCATCAATTTTAATTATGTATGGTTTTGCTTTTTCTATAAAATTTTTATTCATAAACCTATCGCCCTCAAAGACTGCTGATTTGTTTTTACGTTTTATATACATCAACATTTTATCCAAATCTTTCATTACTCCCATACTTAATTTATCGCTTCCCTCAAAAGTGCTTCCATCATATTTTCCTACGATTATGGTGTTATCGTTTTCGTGAAAACAATACAACCCTAATTTATACCTCTTTGTGTCTTTTAACATTTGTTTCATTACCCACGTTTTTCCGACACCACATTCGCCAATAATTAATGCTATCATAGTTTATCTCTTTCTGATTTTAAATATTCTAATATCATTGAACCAATATCAGCACCCCTTTCTCTAAAAAATTTTATCACCTCTGTTGCTTCATCGTATTGGTCTGACTCAAATTCTATTTGTATAGCCCTTTTCACATTACCCTCTTTGTCTTCCAACTCACCACCCAAATCAAAATCATCTAAAACACTATAATCAACTACATCATCCGGTTGCCAAACATCCAAACCCCAATCCGTAATCTGTTGGTTGTCCCAATCGTTAGCCAACTCGTCCCAATCCCACTCACCGAAACCTACATTGTCTTTAATTATAAATTCTTTCTTTTGTTTTTCAGTTAGGTTTTCAGCTATTTTAACCGGCACCTCTTTTATACCGGCTTCTAAACAAGCTTTATACCTCATATTACCACCAAGTATAGTAAGCTTTTCGTCAACCACTATTGGCCGTAACTCAAGCATTTCCGGGAACTCTTTTATAGACTTGACAAGTTTATCAAATTTACCCCCGCGTATAACTCTTGGGTTACTTTTGTTTGGCTTTAATTCTTTAATTTTCTTTTTCATTACTTTTCATATTCTGTTACTATTACTTTTAATCTATCTAAATTTTTCTTAACACAAGGTGCGCAATTATTACCGCCGGTGTTTAATTTTAATCCTAAATACTTTTCAGATAATCTTCTGACTTGTTGTTGTTGTACGTTTGTGATAGAAACATTTGTGGAATCTAATAATTGTTTTACTTCAAGGTATTCTTCGTGTGTAAGTTGTAAGCCTTTCCATTTATTTATTGGGCATTTAGCAAATTGTATTGCAGATTTAACATCCATAAAACAACCGCACAACTCGTATTCTTTTTTATTATACTTAACCTTACCACCAATGATAGGAGTGCCACAAGTACGCGTATTTGTTTTAAAAAACTTACAAGACTCACATATTTCAATTCGTTCCCTCGCTAAGTTTCTTGATGAAAATATATTCATAATTTTTCTTTGATTTTGTTTCTGATTTTTCTGACTGTGTTGTATATAGATATTTTTGGTATTCCGGTTTCTTTAGATAATTCTTCGTAAGTCATATCACTTTCGTAATACAATAAAAACAAGGTTCTTTCGTATTCATCAAATTTTGAAATAATATCTAAAACCTTTTGGTATTTAATTTTGTCGTATGATAAATCTGTCGTTACCTTTAGGTGTAAAACATATTCCATCTCGTGTGGTTGCATATTTATTGTGTTCTTTTTGTACTCAATATTTTTTTTATAAAATTGAGATTTTTTTGAAAGACACCTCACGGCAATAATTTTTTTCACATACGACTTAGAAGAACCGGCTGTTTCAACCCACAATAAATGATTAGAGTTTGATGTAATTAATTGCAAGAAAACGTCTTGAACAACATCCTCTGATAAATTTTTATCCTTTAAAAAACTATAAGCAAAACCAACGTATTCATCATAATCAATGTATAGAATTTCTGTTATTGTATAGGCTTTACTTTTCAAACTATCCTAAGTATTCGTCTATAATTTCAATGGCCTCATCTAAACCGGTGCATACTTCTGCTCGGTAGCCGGAATCATTTAAAATTGATAGAACTTTTTTCTGATTTGGGCTTGGGTAATTTCCTTTAACCTTTAATTCGATAGCAAGTCCGTGATACTTTCCGTTGGGTTTGTAAATAAATATATCCGGGAACCCTGATTTGTAACCGGTTTCTTTCATTCTTTTGGCCACAGATAAGTAAGTCCTCATCCCACCGGCTGAACCATTGTAAAAAACTTTGTTGTATTTTATATCAAGGTATCGACAAACAGCCCTCTGTAATTCATATTCCGGTTGCTTGTTCTTTGATTTTGTCCGAGTGAATTTTTTGTAACCACTCTTTATACTTTTTCTTATCACCATACTTAATATGACAGCTTCTACAAACTGCCATAAGATTTTCTATTTTATCTTTTTCTGTTCCACCCATACCCCTCGCTTCTATGTGGTGTATATCAACTGCCCTACAACCACAAACCTCACAAGGAATGAAATCGTCTGCAATATAGGAAAAAAATTTTAGATAAACTTTCGTGTGCTTTTTCAATGGTGTTACGCTATGTAGTGGTCATCAACAATTATCTTAAATTCCAAATGTTCCTTTCCGGGTTGGTTTTTGTATTCTTTAATTTTTTGTCTTGCCTCATCTAATGAATTAGTTTTTTCTAATTCTTCCCACCGCTCTAAAATTTCTTTAGTTCTGTAAAATATAATACAAGGTAATTTCATTTTAAATAATCTTTTAATCGTTGAACACTACTTCTTTCAGATAAAGCACTCCATTCTGAATTTTGTTGGGCTTTTTGGTTTTCCCTTTCTGTTACTATAAGACCGGTTCTTGTTATATCGTGTAGAGTTAAGTATTCTAATATCATACCGCCATCTACCCGGTCATATATTTTATGGTTCATTTTCGCTTGTTTTAGGGCATAACCTATATCGTAATAATTAAAGTGCCGAAATTGTTGTATGATGATGTTAGCTGTTTCTAATAGCTGTATTTTATCCATCTTTGTTTTACAATTATAAAAGTCTTGGAATTGTATAAGCATCAGCATAATTATATCAGTAGTCTTTTCTTGTTCCTTTTTGTGTAACTTATAAATTGAAACCGGCTTGGTGTCTAATATAAATGAAACCAAATTTTTATCATTCATTTTTAAAACATCCAACCGGAAATCTTCGCTTATTGGGTTACTGATATTTTGCAAGTATCTCTGATGCGATACTATTGCTATTTGATTTTGTTTTTCCATTTTTTAGGTTGTTTATAATGTTTGTAATATTAGAGTTGATTTGAGATAATTTAATTTGCTTTTGATAAAAGGGTTCAATATTTGCCCAATTATTTAAGATATACTTGAAAGCGTTTTCAATAGCCAAATCAGAATCATCACCTTTAGCCTTACAAACAACTTTTAAGTAATTGATTATTTGCTTTAGTGCCTTACCCTCTTGTCCGTTTATTTTACAAGGGGCATCAAATTCTTTTAAACAAAAGCCATCATAGATGGCAATCATATTTGTATATAGTATATTTTGTTTTTTAATTGGTTTTACATTTGGTATAGGTTGTTGTATATCAACATTTGCATTATTACTTTTTGACACTTCCATTGTTGGTTTTTTAATATTGCATTGTTCGATATGAACAAATGTTTGTTCATCTACAAAAGAATACCATTTTGTCCTATCGTATTTGGCCTTATTGTAATTACCGGTTAGTAAAATTTTTTGATTAACAAGTGATGCCAATATCCTTTTTATTTGGTTGTAATTCCAAAAAGGGAAAAGCGTTGTAAAAGAATCAACAGAGTTGTAAGTCCAAGTTCGGCCATCATTAAAGTTAAGTTCATTGGACTTGTTTTTCCTAATCCAATACTGAAAGTTCTTAATCATTATGGCCTGATTGACACCGTATTTTTCAGCTAACTCTATATCAAATGAGTATTCCATTTTTTGTTTTGTTTTGTTTGGTTTGGTTTGTTAAATATAAAAAAATTATTTTACATTACTTTAGCCGGTTTAAATTTCTAATAATTTCATCAACGCTAACTTTACAAGACTTGGCTATGATAGGTATGTATTTATAAAACAAATCACCCTCTTTACATATTTTGTCTATCGTTGGCCTTGTTACACTAAGTTTCCGCATAGCTTCTGCTTTGCTATCAAAATACAAGGCTATAATTCTTCCGTGTTTATGTGTAGGTATAAATATTTTCATAGTATTATTTTAAAAAAAAAGGGGGGGCGTAGCTGTGGGTTATGCCTTTGTCTTTTTATCCCTTAAAGCAATGGTTAAATTGCTACTTTTAGAACGTGTACTTTGTTCTCGCTACTCACCTTTTTTATGATTAACCTTGTAGTGATGTTTTAAGTTCTGACAACATCCTTAAAACGACATTTGATATTTCAAACTTGTTAAGGTTGTTCTCGTCATTATCTTTAATAATAAACAACTCAATATCAGTTATTTTTTTTCTTAATTTTTCTGTTTCCATAATTTAGAATGGTAAGTTATCTTCGGGGCTTGAAACGAACCCACTCTGTTCGGCCGCCGAAATTACGTCAAGTGAGTTTCCTTTGGTTTTGGTTTCTGTAAATTCTTTACTGAATTGTGGCTCTGTGTTACCATTAACAAATAGAACAAACCTTTCCGCCGTTTTAAGCACGTCAGCCTCTGTTGGTTTTAATTCCGGGTTGATAGCGTGGTAATCAACTGAAGCCTTTAACATACTCTGTCTAACAATCTTAATCTGTACATCATTAGATTTACCAAATGACATACCGGGACTTGAACCCGCTTGAGGCTTTACATAAACCGGCTTTACTTTTGGAAACTTACCACCGGTGTATTCGTATTCAGTTTCAGCACCTACCTCAAATTTGTTTTGGTCTTTATTCTTAGATGAGTACTCACCTACATCACCATTTTGAAATACGATTTCAAATTTAAACATTACTCCGTAGTTACCCTCCCAAGTTCCATTTGGGGTTACCGACATTACTTTACTTTTCTTGATTTCCATTTTTGTTTGGTTTAGTTTAATATTCCTTTTGTAATATTTTTATTTGATTTTTGCAATTCTATTTCTTGTTCTACGTGGGCTTTTAATTCGTGCCAATTAATACCGGAAATATCAAGGGTATCACTAAAAAACATATGCACTTTCTCACCAAGAAATGCAGATACTTGTTCGTGGGTTTTTATCAAATTGTTTTTGTGAAATTCAAAGTCTTCTAATGTTTCAATTTCATCTCCGAAATGTAGTTGGAATAAATATGTATTTCTGTTAGTCCAACCATTGTATTTAGTATCACTCATTTTGTTTGGTTTTAAGATAATTTGTTAATATCAAAGTTTACTTTGTTGTTCCAATCGTTGTTTACTATTATATTAGCTTGACCGTTAGATATAAAGTTGATAATAACGCTTCTGTTGATTATTGAATAATCTAAATTTAAGTAGTTTGCTATTTTTTTCTGTAAGTTAACCCTGTATTGAGCTCCGTTTAAAACTACTTTGTTGATTTGTCTTTGTGAATTTGTCATTTTGTTTGGTTTTAATTAATAACTAATGATACACAAATATAAAAAATATTTTTTATATACCAACTATTTCATAGAATTTATTTCTTGTTTCACTATCTCTTTTTCTTTATGCCGAATAGCATAGGCTTTACCTCTAAGTTCCGGGTACAATTCTTGTAGTTTGGCTCGGCATCTTCTTATAGATTCTGAATTACTTAGCTTGGCTTCTGATATAACTTTTAACAACTCGTACCCGGTCATATTATGTAAGTCATACCTTTTTTCTTTTAACTCGTAAAACCAAACAGAAGCAAGTAATTTGTTGTCGTTATCTCTTAGGTGCGGTAACTTGGTCAACAATTCCTTAACCCTATCTTTAGACTTCGCTATTTTCATTTTCCAAATGGTTTTAAGTGTTGGCAAGTTTCTGTTTTATTATACCACCGGCTGTTCTTTGGGTTTGTGTTCATATCGTGTTCTGCAACCCTTTTACTTGCATCTTTATCAAATAACTCAATATCTAATTTACTACTATCACTCATTTTTTCGTGTAGCCAATCCGGTATTTCAAACCAAAAATATGGTATATCATCTTCCGGTTCTTCTTCCATCTTTACAAACTTTTTAGAAAGGAACATAATGTTTCCATCTCCAAATCTGCTATACTGAACAGCATAACATTTATCTGTATCTAATTTTTTTAGGTATTGCGTTCTATCGCATCTGATTAATTTCATAGCTTTGTTTTAATAAATGTTACTTCCGTTAAGTTTTCCACCGGATGTTCTTGGCTTTTCGTACACCTTAATCCGTGTATAAAATTGGGACGCATCTTTCCACCCGGTAACAAGTTCCCAAGCTGTTCTCGTTTCATATTTTACTTTCTTTTGGTTTTGCTTTTCCAACGACTTTTTTGTTTTCCTCATCCTCGTTTATTTTTGAATCAAAATTTACCACCCTATGTTCCCTGAACGCCACCCGTGTACCCCTTAATTTAGCCTCTTGGTATATGGCCGGTTTACACAAAGCAAGTAAACACTCTGAATGAAATTCAGCTATAACCTCAATAGAGCCTTTTTTATGAAAATATACTTTAATTACTGACATAACTTAGGCCTCCCTACCCATTCCCACTCTTTTATAGAATGTGTCTTAGGTGTTCTTATTCCTTTTTCCCACTCATCTTTGACGTGGTGAAAATATTTGTAATCTGCATCTAATTTAGCTTGTTGCATTTCTTCGTATAAATGTGGGTTACCACAATATATATTCTGAATAAGTTTTTCAAATAGTCTGCTCATTGTTTGATTATTTAATATTAAACATATCATACACTTCCATAGGGTTTACACCACTACCTTTTCCAAGGTATAGATTAAGTATATGGCATTCCTCTAAGGTTAACTCGGCTACATAATTTTTAGCCGATAAGAACTCGCATATAGCGGTATGTATTGATGGAAATTCCAACACATTAAGTTCTGATAATTTTTCTTCGGTAAGTTTTTCGTATAAATTCATTTGATAAATCATTTAAAGTTGGTTAGATTATTTAAAAGGATAACCCATACAGAAATTGACGTGGTTAGGGTTGACACCGGCTTGTTCAATCAAGCGACAAATTTTTAACATAATAGAATCACTACAACACTCAATGTAAATTTTACCATCAATAAACCTTGTTTCTCTGTGTCTAAAATTGTTAGTGATTAAGGCGTGTTGAATAAAAGCGTAATCTTTAGATGTGTAACTCATTTTGTTCGGAGATGAAATAGAAACCATTTTGTTTTTTTTAATTGTTGTTTGATAGAACAAATATAAAATAAAATTTCTATATGCAATGATGTAACGCTAATTTTCTTGAATGATTTTATACCCGCCCCACCTTGTAGCGTAATCGTATGAAAAAGGTTGTATTCGTTGTAGTTTATATAAGCACTCAAATTGGCTTCCTCTAAAGACCTCTTTTTCTTCGTGTAATAATAAGTATATCATTTGGCTATGGCTTTTGCTAAGTAGTTAAAAAAATGTAACACATCGCCATTCTTAAAATCAATTTTGACAAGCGTGTTTCTAATTTGTTTTTGTTGGTTTCTTGGGGCAATCAATATATGTTCAATGACAACCTCTAAAGGAATATAATTTACACCCCAATCTTTTCCCTCAACCTCAAACGTATAACACCGGTCAATTCCTTTTTCTTCTATTAGTTGGTTTAGATACTTTTTCATTTGTCTATTTGTTATAATTAAGATTGATTTGTTTTACTATTGCTTTACAGATTTTATTTATTTCTTTCATCCGTTTTATATGCTTGTCTGTAACGTTGTCCGGGTTCCCTTGTCGTATTAATATTATTTCGGAAACGTCTTTTCTAAAAAGGTTTGAACAAGTGTCATCTAATGTGGCGTTACAGTGCATTTCAAATTTGCAACTTAGACGAGTTAATTTTTGGTAGTTTTTAATTTTTTCCATTTTGTTGGTTTGGTTTAATTAATTATAAGCTAAAAAAAAAAGGGGCTAAAATTGGTTTCTATTGATTTGATTTCCATTTAGGTTAGGTTAGCATTTCAATTATTCTTTATTAACCCCTTTTGATAGAACAAATATAGAAAATTTATTTTATATACAATGATAAAAAAAAGAATTTCTTAGAAAAAATGCGTTAGCCTCGCAACTTGGCCTTGATTATAATGGTGTATAAACCCCTCTACTGCTGTTTGTGAAACGAAACCTTTTCTGTGATGCCAAGAGTCAGCTGATGATGGGCTTCTAAGGTATTCAACTGTGATGCCTATAAAATCTTTGGCATCACGCCATTTGTATTTTACTTTGTGGTGTAAATGATGTAAATACCAATACCGGTGTTTACTTTCCGCCCATTCTTTAGGCTTTTCTTGTGCCATAAGTAGGGGTAAATTATCCATCTTAGCCCCGTCCCCGTGTTCTAAGCCTATAAGATTATTCCCGTATTGATAATATTTGCGATGTGATACACCAACCTCAACCGAAACATCATTAGTATTTCTAAACCAAGATTTTAAAGCGTGAGCCAAATGAAACCCACTCATATAATCGTGGTTACTCATAGAATGAACACAATCAACCGGTGCTATCTCTCGTAGCATTTCAACACATTTAACGTATAATTGTAACGCGATTTCGTAATGTTCCCAAAACTTTCCGTCTGTATCTTGATGTGTTCCTTTTGTGGTTGTGTTATAAACTGAATCAACGTGTAAAATATCGTTCCCTATACAGAATAAAATTTTTTCAATGTAAAACCCTTTAGATTTAGAAATAATACCTCTAACACCCTCTAAAACTCTTTCAAACGCTATTTTATTGTTGTAACTATCCCCGGTTTCTTTTTTTTGGGCGTATTTCCCTATGTGTATATCGGCGGGGTTGATAACCAAAAGGTGATTACCTTTTTTTCGTTTTATTTTTGGATAGGTTGGTGCGTGTCCGGAAATGAATTTGTTAAGCCTTTTGAATAAATTGGTTTCATCTATTCCTTTGTCTTTTTTTGTTACAATGGAAAACCTTAATTCGCCATTGAAATTTTGCCAATGCTTAACCGATACAACATCTTTTTTATTTATACCCCTTTCTTTTAGGTGTATATCTAATGCCGTGTTATCATTTATATTATCAATGGAGTTGGCTCTATGTTCTTTGATTATATCAACCTCGTGAGGTTGTA